CTCGCCTGGCTGTTTTATTATTTGAGTTCATGTATGGGATCCGCCTGAACTTGGCGGACTGTACATTCCAGGAAACACTCCTTATCAGGGAGCGTCCACCCGTGCAGTCTCTCGGCATTTAGCCGTTAATGATCATATCCTTCTTAGGTGGTCGGACGCCGAAGCGTGAGAACCGGAGCTGTTTAAGGCCCTTTGTGTCTAAGTCGCGAGTTAATCATAACGCCATTTAGCACGGAACTATTAAGAGTAGTGGCGGTTAAGATAATGACGAAGAATTGTCACTCCCGAGGGGACGGAACAACATCAACTTATCTTAAGAGTACTCAATACTCACCGTTTTGGGAGGTTTACATCCTAGAACCCCATGGTTAAGTTTTACACCATTCCAGGGTCCTGATACCAATCAAGCACTGTCTGCTCAGCACATTGGTTACCAGCATGAACGGCCTCACCTGAGGCCTTAGCGATAATGGGACTTATTTGGAACAGAAATAGTCACTCCTGTAGAACCAAACAGGTAGTAAATTGCATCGCGCCACTCTTTGGACATTTTCTGAGTGGACCTGACGTCGACAACAGAATCGACATCTCCATGGTCTCGAATAGACCAGGGGACAGCTGAAACTTCGAGATGTTCTTGGGGTTCATACCCGTTGAGGGGCAACTGTGTATTTAAGTCACAACCCTCGGCGATCTTCCTGTCAATCAGGTAAGTCGCGAACAATCTCGCTAACTTCGGTGTTGTAGACCAAAAGCCTTTAGGCTTATGAACACCCAAGCCCCCTAATGAACAGGGAAGAAAGAGGTCTCTTTGGAAGGACCTGAGAACTGATTTACCAGGCTTGTGCTTGCTAACAAGTCGAAGCCGAACAGTTTCTTTCTTTAGCTCGTCTCTATGAATGGAGATGTATTTCCTGAGAACTTCATCAGGTTTTCGGTAACATCCCTTAAGAACTTCATTCGCGCATGGAGCAAATCCAGTTGTGGTATGGTGGTCTTCGGCCGAATCACGGTTCTGAACCTTATGTTGACCAAAGAGGAGTCCGACATTTAAGAAGTCGATCCTACGGACCTGTGCATCCTTTCTTTTAAGATCACAGTGGCAGGCCACGGAGTTAATATTAAG